CATAGCTGACATCATGGCTACTGCTCCGCTAAGAGATGGCGAGTTGTTTGATCTAGAGTGGGCTGTACAGGCTAGGGTTGTTCTACGTGAGGCTATAGAGCAAGAATACCTAACGGTTGTTGATGGGTTAGTGCGACAGTATAACGATGTGGCGGCTAAGGCTATTGCTATGCTAGGGCAGTACGGTGACATTGCTAACCTAGATGCTAGTATTATTCAGCAGTTACAGAGCCTAACCTTTAAAGGCTTTGAGGATTTAGGACAGCAGTACCTAGATGTCATTGCTAAAGAGGTTTACGAAAGCACCCTAACAGGAACACCATTTGCCGCAAGCGTAGCGACTATTAGAGCCACTGTAGGCAGTGATCTAGGGCGTTATGCTAGTCAGCAGTTGCATGATGCCTTAATGCAGTTTGACGCGGCTGTAAACACTAGAGTTGCATTAGAGTCAGGTGCTAAAGAGTTTAAGTATCAAGGGCCAGATGATGAGGTCACTAGAGACTTTTGTGAAAAGCACGTAGGCAAGACATATACTAAAGAAGAAATTGAGGAAATCTGGTCAGGTAGTTGGGCAGGTAAAATAGATGGTAATCCATTTATTGTGCGTGGTGGCTATAACTGCCGCCATAGATTTAGGGCTGTATTTTAAGGAGACAATCATGCCACAAGGTAAAGGTACATACGGTAGTAAGGTAGGACGACCCAAAAAGAAGAAGAAAACCAAGAAATAATTAATATGCTACAATGTTAATTCACCAATACTCTATAAGAGGTTCGTAACATGAGCGATGAAATCATGGCAACAGAAGCTGATACTGAGACAGCGGCAGTAGAAACTCAGGAAACCAAGACCTTTACTCAGGACGAACTAGATCGAATTGTTGCGGATCGCGTAGCAAGAGAGCAAAGAAAGTTCGATAAGAAGATACAAGGCATTGATCTGGATGACGCAAAGGAACTGATGGCAAAGCGTGAAGCCGCAGAACTGGAACGACAGAAAGAGCGTGGCGAGTTTGATTCTATCCTGAAAAAAACGGTCGAAAAGAAAGATATGGAAATACAGAGTTACAAAAGCAAGTTGCAACAGACGCTAGTAGATGGAGCGATCTTAGGTGCGGCTTCTAATAATAACGCTGTCAATCCAAATCAAGTATCACAGTTATTGAAAGACCAGACCAGACTATCAGACGATGGAACGGTTGAGGTGCTAGACGGTAACGGTGTGCCGCGATACAATGACAGCGGTGATCTGCTATCAGTTAATGAAATGGTATCAGAATTTTTAACAGTAAACCCACATATGGTCAAAGCGTCACAAGGTGGCACAGGCTCGATGGGTAACACTGGTGGCTCTACACAGAAGCCTCAATCTGTGGCAGATATGGTTGCTAACTGGAGTAATGGCGGCAAAGAAGCATTTGCCTCTATGAAGAAAAAGTAACCACCAAACCACTATTTAATTTTTTGAGGATACAATCATGGCCGCAACAACTTCAACAACTCTCGACGATCTCTTTGTAAATATCGTTGCACAAGCACGTTTCACTGCTGAAGAGCAATCCCTAATGATGGGTCTTGTTACTCAGTACAACATTCAAGCACAAGCAGGAAAGACCATTCAGGTTCCTAAGTACCCCGCCATTGCCGCGGCAAACTTGACCGAAGGAACTGACATGACTAGCACTACTGTTTCTACTTCTTCAGTTTCTGTAACTGTAGGAGAGGTAGGCGCACAGGTTCTATTGACTGACATGGCTACTTACGGAGACGGCAACCCTGCTGTTGAGTTAGGTACTGTTCTTGGTAACGCTATCGCTACTAAGATTGATACTGATCTTATCGCTTTGTTTGACGGTTTCTCTGGTTCTATTGGAACCGCAGGAGCAGAGATCACTGTAGCTGACCTATTTAAGGCCGCGGCTACTCTACGTGCCAACAAGGTCACTGGAACTATCAATGCTGTTGTACACCCATATCAGGCATACCAGTTGAAAGCTAACCTAACTAACACCTTTGCTAACCCAAATGGTGGCGACTTGCAGAACGAAGCAATGCGTAATGGTTATGTTGGTACTATCGCAGGTATCAATGTATATGAGTCTGCTAACGTAGCTATTGACGGTAACGACGATGCTAAGGGTGCTGTATTCGCTCCAGAAGCATTGATGATCGCTATGAAGCGTGACTTCAACATTGCGCCTCAGCGTGATGAGTCACTACGCGCATTCGAGTTAAACGCTACTGCTGTATATGGCGTTGCTGAACTTGATGATGCATTCGGTGTTGAGATTCTATCTGACTCCGCATTGTAAGACTGACTGCCCCTTCCTCGGAGGGGGCTTTCTTATGAGGGACATATGGCTATAACTTATCGCGGTGAAACCTTTGAAGGCTACAACAAGCCTAAGCGCACCCCTAAGCATGAACAGAAAAGCCATGCTGTACTGGCGAAAGAAGGCGACAAGATAAAGCTAATTAGGTTCGGTCAGAAGGGTGCAGATAACAAGCCGCCTAGAAAGAACGAATCAGAAGCAGACAAAGCTAAGAGGCGATCGTTTAAAGCGCGATTTGCCAAAGACATAGCTAGAGGACGTAAAGACAAAACCGCATCAGCGGCATACTGGGCAGACAAGGTACGATGGTAATGGCATTTTCTAACGATACAAATTTAACTGATTTACTCCCAGATATATTGACGCTCGGCATATCATCTTTTGCTGATGATCACGCTAAAGCGCAAGCAGATATTGAGCGTGAATTACGCATTAAATGGTGGCCGCGAAAGAATATTGCAGGTGAGATGGACAACACTAAACTGACTGACTCTCAGTTTACACGTACTGCGTCTTATTTGGTGCTATGGCGTTATGCCTTACCGCAACTTACTAATTGGGTTGATGGGGACAGATTTCAAGGCATGATAGAATTCTATAAGGCACGATACGGAGAAGAGTTAGAGTCAGTGCTGTCTGATGGCGTTGATTATGACGAAGATGGCGATGGCGTAGTTAAGGAAGATGAAAAGCAACCTGTAGGACAAAGGTTAGACAGGTAATGGAATTTACTGTTGACGCTAATTTTAAACAAGCATCTCGTGCTTTAAAAAAGAGAGGCAAAGATTTAAGATCAAGCGTAAAGAAAGCCTTGTTGATCACAGGATTAAAAGGCATAGAAATTATAGAGGATAGAACCAGTAAAGGAAGAAGTTACAAAGGTTCATTCTTTAAGAAATACAATGCTAAATATAAAGCATATAGACTTTCAAGAGGCAGAAGCAGTAAGCCTAATTTAGAGTTCACTGGAAAAATGCTTGGTAGCATGGCAGTAATATCTAATAGCAGACAAGCTGAGATTTACTTTACCAGAGGCACTGAAGCTAAGAAGGCGGCTATGAATGAAAAGAAAAGACCGTTTTTTGGATTTAGTCGAAATGAGAAAAAGCAACTTGGTAAAGTATTTGAAAGGTATTTGAAATGAGCGTAAGAGAAGAAATAGCTGAAAATATTGTTACTACACTGCAAGGCATTACAGTCCCTGTTGCTGTAAAATATGCTACTCGTGAGCCGTTTGACTTTGAGAAACTGTCCAACGCTCAATACCCTGCTGTCTTAGTGCGTAGTGCTGATGAAAGCAGAGAAGATACATCGATAGGTGGATCGATAACCCAGAGAATGGGTACAATTAATTATGACTTGGTTTGTTTTGTTAAAGGCTCTGCGATTGACAGCGCAAGAAACAACATAATCGAAGCGATTGAAGAAGGTCTTGACGTTGACCGTACTAGAGGCAGTAAAGCCATAGATACGCAGGTAGTCAATGTTGAGATAGATGAAGGTTCTATTGATCCCATTGGTGGGGTCATTATTACAGTCCGTATTGTATATCAGTATACTCGCGGCACAACTTAACTTAACTTAAAAGGTACATATCATGGCGACTAAAACAGGCGCATCTGGAGTAGTAAAAGTACAAGTCTCAGGCACGACTGTTGCCGTGGTAGGCGAGGTACGTTCTTTCACGTTTGACGGTTCAGCAGACACTATCGAAGATTCAGTAATGGGCGATTCTTCTAGAACTTACAAGCAAGGCTTAAAAACTAACACAGTTTCTATCGAATGTTATTGGGATGAAGCAGACGCACAGCAGTTAATTCTTGACGAACGTGCTTCTGTAGATTTTGAAATCTATCCTACTGGCACTGGTTCGGGCGAGACTTTCTTTTCAGGCGGTGGCATTGTAACTTCTCGTTCTATCAGTGGAGCATTTGATGGAATGGTTGAAGCAAGTTTCACCATTCAGTGCAGTGGAGATGTAACCGAAGCACAAGTATAAGGGGATTTAAACCATGGGATTAGCAAAAGAGTTACGAGGCAGAAGAAAGTTATCGGCACGAGAAGTATTAGTGCCTGAGTGGGGTGACGAATCTGGAGCATTTAAGTTATATTGCAGAAGCATTACGTGCTATGACTTAGATCAGTTACAGAAGAAGCACCCTAACTTTTTAAACAATATGACTATCAGTGCAATGGTAGATTTGATTTGCATGAAGGCAGAAGATGAGGGCGGCACTAAGCTGTTCGGGTCTGCGGAAGATAGGATAGATTTGATGGGCGAAGAAACAAGCGTCATATCAGAAATAGCCAATCAGATGTTTGCTGAGATAGAGTCTGCCGAGGAACACGAAAAAAACTGAGAAGCGATCACTCACGGATGACCATGTTATCTCTGGCTGATCGCCTTCACATGAGTATTGCTGAAGCGGAACAAACGCCCATTAGTCATTTGAACGAGTGGGTTGCATATCACAAAATAGTTGGCGAGAAAAATGATTAACCCTATTAAAATTGCTATTGCAGGTCTTGATAACACAGAAGCAGTATTTGCGGCAGTACAAAAAAGGTTTAGGAAACTTTCTGCAACTATCGACAAGGTTAAAAACCGATTCCCACTTTTAAGTGCATCATTTGCAAAAGTTGGTGGCTTTCTTAAAAGCGCAATATCTTCTATTGTCAAAAGCGCATTAGCGATGGGGGCGGCCTTTACGGTTGCCTTATCCGCTATCACTATCAAAACTATGTCCTCTATAGATGCACTAGGGAAGATGTCATCTAAAATAGGAACAACGGCAGGGTCTCTTGCTAAACTCCAATTTGCCGCAGAGCAGACAGGCGTATCTGCTGAAACTATGGGTATGGCAATGCAACGCTTTACTCGGAGGGCGGCAGAAGCGGCCAGAGGTACTGGTGAGGCTAAAGGTGCATTAAAAGAATTAAATCTAAGCGCGGCTGAGTTAATTAAGATGCCGTTAGAAGATCAAGTCCTTGCTCTTTCCAAATCTTTTGATAACGTAGAAACATCTGCTGACAAAGTTAGACTAGCTATGAAGCTGTTTGACTCGGAGGGTGTTGCCCTTGTAAACACGTTAGGCGCAGGTTCTGACGGCTTACAAGCAATGTTTAATGATGCTGAGGCATTGGGTCTAGTTTTATCTGAGGACGCAGTAGACGGTGTAGAAGCCGCTAATGACTCCATGAATCGTCTTAAGACGTTGTTTGTTGGATTTAGCCGACAAGCCGTTGCCGCGTTTGCTCCTGCGATAGATGAGATAGCAAAATCATTAACTGAACTTGGTTTAACAGCCGCTGATGGTGATGTTCAGAATATTGGTGAAGTGATTGCAAAGTCTATAGTTAGTGGTTTAATTTCTGTAATCGAAGTTATAGAAAAAATGATGAATGCGTTCGGACAAATGGCGCATAAGATACAAGCTATATACAAAAGTTTCTTTCCTGATGAAGAAATGAAAAAAGATCAAGAAAGGGTGACCGAAATTGTCGGGATATTAGGCCAACTTGGGCGCGGCAATTCAATCTCAGGTAAAGCCCTTTTTGCTGACATCCCTGCACTTAAAGCAGAATTAGCGGCTCTGCAAGAAAGTCTTTCTGGTGGCGAGTTTGTTCCGTTTGATTTTAGTGCTTTGATCGAAAAGCTATTAGAGGTTAATAATGCAATAGAAAGTGTAAAAGATAGTGTAGAAGAAATAAATGAAGTTGCTGTTAAAGCGATAGATGGAAGAGATTGGTTTAGAAAACTTATTGACTCTGCATTAGATTTCAAAGATATAGCAGGTGAGGCTTTTGGAAGGGTAGCAGGCCAAGTTTTCGACTTTGATAGCGCAATGAATAGCCTAGTCACTGGCTCTATTGATGCAATGGTTCAGGGTTTCTCTGACATGATGACAGGCGCTAAGAGTTTTGGTGACGCTATGAAGGATATGGCAAAAACCGTTATTGATGCTCTAATGAAAATGTACATTAAATATCTGATCGTTCAGCCGCTGTTCGACATGATGTTTCCAGGGAAAAGGCCAGGTTCTGAAGGATACGCGCCAAAAGCATTAGGTGGCCCAGTACAAGCAAATACTCCCTATCTTGTAGGAGAGCGTGGCCCAGAACTATTTATGCCTAACTCTGGCGGCAACATTATTCCAAATAATAAAATGGGTGGCGGTGGAAGTAGTGTTGTAGTACAGCAAACCATTAACGTAACTACAGGCGTACAGCAAACCGTACGTGCTGAGATCGTCCAGTTAATGCCACAGATTGCCCAAGCCGCTAAAGGTGCTGTTGTAGACGCTAGGTTGCGCGGTGGTAACTTCTCTAAAGCAATGGCAGGAGCATAACAGATGCCTTTATCTTTTCCCTCAGTAGGCATACAGAATATGTCAATGAGACTACGCAGGGTGGTTGCTGTTGCTGAATCGCCATTTACTTTAGATACTCAGGTATATACTCATCAAGGCGCAAGATGGGAAGCAGAGGTATCACTACCTCCATTAAGTCATGCAGAGGCACGATCAGTTGAAGCATTTATTGTTGGCCTTATCGGAAGGGAAGGCACTTTTACTTTTGGCAATCCTTTACATACAAGCACTCTTTCGGATAACACTGTTAGTAGTGCCGCTATAAGGGCAGAGTCATTTACACTAGGCTCAGGCACAGCCGCAGTACCCGCAGGAACGTACTTTGAGTTAAATGATTACCTTTACTTAGTTACGCAAGATAAGGCGGCAGGAGCGACTACATTAAACTTTCAGCCACCATTAAGAGTTGCCGTTACTTCTTCTCAGGCTGTAAAATACAACCTGCCTAAATCTCTTTGGCGTATGACCTCTAATGATATTGGTTGGTCGATTAACGAGGCTAGTATTTATGGATTTACATTTGCTTGCGTGGAAGCATTATGAGTAGAACCCTCACCACCTCAATGCGTGATGCGCTTGTCGCTGATACGGTTAGACCTATCTACCTTGTCAACATGGAGTTTGATCAAAATATTGCGGCAGGGACTTTTGTTACAGGTCATAAATATAAAATAGTTAGTCTTGGTACTACTGATTTTACAACTATTGGAGCAAGCGCGAACACGGTTGGAGTGACTTTTACTGCAACTGGTGCAGGTTCAGGTTCTGGAATTGCAAGTGAAAGCCCTGCCGAATTAAACGTCTGGTCTGGCGTTGGTGATCTATCTTATGGTGGTGAGACTTATCTTGGTGTTGGCGATTTATTAGGCATCAGTGAAATCAAAGAGAGTTCCGATATCTCAGCAACAGGAATGAACATCAGCCTAACAGGTGTTAAATCATCTTTAGTTGCTGTAGCAAAGGATCACGAATATCAAGGCAGACCACTAACGGTTCGGCTTGGTGCATTCGACCCATCGGGTAATTTAGTAGCTGACCCTGTTATTATCTTCTCTGGCTTTATGGATACGATGACTATTTCCGAAGCAGGGGAATACTCAACCATTTCTATTGCAGTCGAAAACAAACTTATTGCTTTTGAAAAAACAAAGGTAAGACGATATACAGCAGAAGATCAGAAGATTGAACACCCTACAGATAAGGGCTTTGAGTTTGTAACAGCTATTGTAGAGAAAGAAATTATCTGGGGTAGACCAACAGGCGCGGCAGGTGGTGGTGGCTATGACGGATCTGAAGACAGTGGAAATAGGCATCATGCATGATAATAGCTCACGAGTGTCTTGCTAATGTTAAGGAAGATATCAAGCCTCTGCTAGATAAGCACTGGCTAGAAACAGAGCCAAACCAAGAAACAATTTTACTCAATCCCGATTGGGAGCAGTATGCCTTGTTAGATTTAGCAGGGGTTTTGCATATTTTTACAGCTCGGAAAGAAGGAAGCCTTGTTGGGTATTTGGTAATGATGATTTCAAAAAGCATTCATCATAAAGATCACTTTTTTGGTTCTACCGATGTTATTTACGTAAAACCTGAGTATCGCAAAACACATACTGGCGCAGATTTAATTAAGTTTGCAGAATCACATTGTAAAGAAAAGGGTGTTTCTTTAATGACGCTTAACATGAAGGTAGAATTCCCATTTGATCAGCTAATGACTACAATGAGGTTTGATCTTCTTGAGCGTGTTTATTACAAATGTTTTTTAGGAAAATAAAATGGCATCAGTAGTATTAGCAGGATTAGCAACCGCAATAGGTTACGGACTATCTTTAAAAGTATTTGCGTTTAGTTGGGCTTATTTTGCTTTAGGCGCAGGTCTATCTCTTGTATCTCGTGCATTAATGCCTAAGCCTGATATTGGCACTCAGATGGGTGGTCAGTCTGTAATGACCAGAGAGGCGGCTCATTCTCGCAAGATTATTTATGGTCGTGCGCGTATTGGCGGTAATGTTGTCTACTTAGAATCAACTGGCGATGATAACAAATACCTCTGGTTAGTAACTGCGATTGCAGGACATGAAATAGATGCCTATGAGGAAGTTTGGTTTAACGACAAAAAGGTTTGGGATGGCGGCTCATATGTTGATAACTGGGGGTCGTATGTTGATATTGGTTTCTATAAAGGAGATCAAACGTCTGCTGATAATGCGTCAGAACGAGGCACGGCAAGTTTAGTTTCTAATTCAACAAAATGGACTAACAATCACAAGCTACTAGGCACAGCTTACATGGTAGTCAAGCTAACCTATGACCAAGAGCAATTTGCTCAAGGCTTGCCAAACATATCTACTGTCATACGTGGTAAAAAAGTATATGACGCACAAAAAGACAGTACAAGCGCATATTATGAGTCCAGTTTAGGAGTTAGTACTCAAAGAGAAGGCGATGCTTCAACATGGCAGTGGAGCCAAAACCCCGCGCTTTGCGTTAGAGATTATTTAACAGATACTAAATACGGATTAGGAGAGTCTGCTAGTAATATACTTGCATCATCAATAGATACTGCAAAAGATGTTTGTAATGAAGCTGTCGATCTAGCGGCAGGTGGAACTCAGCCGCGGTACACGATGGATGGAGTGGTTGATACTGCTAACTCTATTAAAGCAAACATAGAAAACATGGTAGGCGCAATGATTGGCCGCTTGGTTTATTCTGGTGGTAAGTTTGAGATTCATGCAGGTGAGTACGTTGCTCCTACAGTAACGATTGATGAGTCAATGATGATCGGTGAGATCAGCGTTCAGACTAAACAGTCA